GAAGGCGAAGATCTTCAGGCGAGACATCGACGGCGTCGAACATCTCTTCGCGTTCGTGCGTCACTGGCTCCCTGAAGCAGCGATCAAGAACAGCGCCAATAATCAGTATGACGGATGGGTCAGATCTGGCTTCATCACTGCGACGCCTGGAAACGTGATCGATGTCGACATGATTGAAGCTGCGACTCTCGAAGAAGCAGAGATCTATCCGCTGCGCGCACTCGGCGTCGATCCCGGTCACAACAGCACGCAGTATGGCGTTCACATGGCGAAGGAACTCGGGCCGGGGATCGTTGTCGATGTCAGGCCGACAGTTCTGAACTTCTCTGATCCGATGAAGTGGCTCGAAGCGTATGTCAAAGACGAGCGCTTTCACTCGAACTGTCCCGTTCTGACGTGGATGGTTTCAAATGTCGTGGTAAAGTCAGATTTCAAAGACAATATATACCCGCGCAAAGAGCCGGGAACGACGCGGAAGATTGATGGCCTCGTCGCGTTACTTGTCGCGATGAATCGAATGAAGGCAGACGAAGGTGATTATGATGTCTACGACGACCATGAGCTGCTTGTGATATGAAGATTCTCAATGTGACGCCTGACCAATTCGAACGCGCGCTTGAAGGCAAGACAGGCGAGCTGACACTCGACGCACTGATCGAGCGATCTGTGATGCTGAGAATGACAGCGTCGGGAGTCTCGGTCACTCCTGAGTCATCGATCAAAGCGCCGACTGTTTTCGCAATCGTGAACGCGCTGAGCAGACTTCTCGCGTCGCTGCCTTTCGGTATCGTGCAGAACGTGAGCGAGGGCGGCAAGAAGAAGCACGACCTTCTGCCTGATCACGATGTCACGAAGCTGCTGAACAGGCGCCCGAATAAGTGGATGACGCGTTTCGACTATTGGTCTCTAGTCATGATGCGGCTTTTGCTCTGGGGGAATTTTTACGCTCTGAAGAATCACTCACGCGGCGGCAGGATCGTCTCGCTGTCTCCGGTTCATCCGAAGAATGTCGTCGTCTCGCAAGACAAGCGACTTCGTCTGCAGTTCAAGATCAGTGATCCGACTACAGGTCGAGAGCAGACGCTCGGTCAAGATCGCGTTCACTTCATTCGCGCAGGCATGTCGCACGATGGCATCACAGGAATCTCTGCGATCAGTCAGATTCAAGAATCAATCGCGATGGAGATCGCAGCAGAGAAGTTCGGCGGCACTGTCTTCGGCAACGGCGCGATCCCGAATATCATTCTCACTCGAAAGGGACACTTCGGCGGCGACGAAGCGCGCAGCAAGTTCGCAGAGTCGTGGGATAAGCTCTTCAAGCGTCGCCGCGGAACTGCAGTTCTTGAGAGTGACGAGTGGGACGTGAAAGTCGTTCAGATGTCGAACGAGGATTCGCAATTCCTTGAGACGCGCGAGCTGCAGAGATCTGTGATCGCAGGCGCGTTCGGCGTGCCTCCCCACATCGTGGGCGATCTCAAGCGTGCCACATTCAGCAACATATCGAATCAGACGCTAGAGCTGCTTATGTTCACGCTCGCGCCGTGGCTAGAGAATATCGAACGCGCTACCGAACGCGACATGCTGACAGAAGAAGAGCAAGACAAAGGGATCTTCTCTCAGTTCGACACGAAGAGACTGATGCGCGGAGATCCCAAGTCGATGGCCGACTTCATCTCGAAGCTCAGACAGTGGGGCATTCTCAACGCGAACGAAGGCCGCGATCTGCTCGAAATGGATGCGCGCGACGATCCAGAGGGCGAAGAGTTTCTGACGCCGATGAACTTCGAAGCTGACGACGACAAAGAGCCTGACGAAGACGATGAGCCGAAGAAGCCTGATCTGCGCGCTGTCGGCGACGAATGATCAAGCCAGAAGATCTCGAAACGCGCAGCGAGTTCGTCGCTCGCTGTATAGGTGACTTTCAGACTGTTGACGACTTCCCTGACGATGAACAGCGTTTCGCGGTATGCTCGCGCCTATGGGATGACTCGGGGAAGAGCATGAAGCACAAATTCTGCGCGTTCGAAGTGAAAGAAGCAGACGACGCAGGGCACGTCACCGGGTACGCATCGACGTTCGGCAATGTCGACCAGGGCGGCGACATCGTCGCGAAGGGCGCATTCGAGCGAACGCTGAAAGAGCGCGATCCTGTGATGCTATGGGGGCACGACTCCTTCGCTCCCGCGATTGGTGTTTGGAACGAACTCAAAGAAGACGAGCATGGACTGTTCGTCGATGGCGTTATCAATCTAAAATCCGAGCGCGGCATCGAAGTTCACTCGGGCCTTATGATGGGCGCGATCAAGGGAATGTCTATCGGCTACATGGACATTGAGTCAGACGTTGACCGCAAAACTGGCGTCAGGACTCTGACTGAGGTAGATTTATTTGAAAATTCCTTCGTGAATTTCCCGATGAACGTCGAAGCGCAAGTCGAGACGGTCAAAGCAAACTTGCTGGCAGGGACGATCACGAAGCGAAGCGTCGAGAGAATCTTGCGGGACGCCGGGTTCTCGAACGCACAAGCCAGAGCATTTATCAGCGACGGCTTTTCGGGTCTGAAGCATCGGGACGATGAAGACGACATTGACTCAGAACTGCAGAAAGCAATTCAGGTGTTCTCATGACAGACGAAACTAAAACCCTAATCCAGAAGCTCGGGACGAGTTTCGAAGAGTTCAAGAACGCGAACGACTCGCGCTTGAAGTTGATCGAGAAAGACGCCGGCCACGCTGAGCTTGACGAGAAAGTCGAGAAGATCGACGCGGCTGTGAGCGGCTTCGTTGAGGCGAAGGAAAAGATCGACACGGCGATGAAGGCGCAAGCCGAGCGTATCGACGAACTCGAAGCTGAGCTTGAACAGGGCGGACCACAAGGCAAGGGACCGTCGAAGCTCGAACAGGAGTACGCGCAGAAGTGGACGAAGTGGATGCGCTCCTGTCGCGAGGGTGACCGCAACGGCGATCTCGAAATGGAAGCAGATCTGCGTACAGCAGAGAAAGCGATCCTCGCAGAGAAAGCCATCGACACGACAGCGAATGCTTCAGGCGGCTTCGCAGTTCCTGAGAGTATCGGGCGCGACATCGCTGATCAGGTTCGGCTCATGTCACCGATGCGAGATCTCTGCAAAGTCGTGCAGGTCGGAACGAGCGACTACAAGGAGCTGGTCAACATTCACGGCGAAGGCTCTGCGTGGGTCGGCGAGACAGGCACTCGCAACGAGACGGCGACTCCGAGCTTCAGAGAGCGCGCACCGACGATGGGAACTCTCTACACCTATCCGCGTGCCACTGAAGAGTCGATGGATGATGTCTTCTTCGATGTCGCGTCGCTGCTTGTTGATTCAAGCGCGATGGAGTTCGCAATCGCTGAGTCTGCTGCCTTTCTTTCTGGCAGCGGAACGAATCGGCCGACAGGCATTCTCAACACAGCTCCGTTGACGACTGACGACGACGCGTCGCCGCCACGAAGCGCAGAAGCTATCGAGTACATTCCGCTCGATCAGTCTTCGCCGTTGAGTGCGATCACGCCTGACGCTCTGATCGACCTTGTCTATCTGCTGCGCTCTCCTTACCGTCAAGGCTCGACGTGGGCGATGAACAGCACGCTAGTCAGCGCGATCAGGAAGCTGAAAGACACGACGAATCAGTATCTCTGGCAGCCAGGGCTGCAAGCTGGCGAGCCGTCGCAGCTTATCGGCTATCCGGTTCGTGTTCTCGAAGCGATGGACAACGCAGTCGCAGCGGCGAGATCGCCTCTCGTCTATAACTTCCCTGTGCTGTTCGGCAACTTCAAGCGTGCATATCTGATCGTTGATCGGGTCGGCACTCGCATCACAGTGGATGCGAATATCACGACACCTGGCTACGTTAAGTGGTACATCAGGCGCAGAGTCGGCGGGATTATTCTCGACAACAATGCACTGAAAGCCGGTCGCTATTCGACTTAACCGTTGAAGCAGGATCGACCTCCTGCTGATCCGGTCCCGCGACTGTATCAAGGACGGACTGCTGCGCTTCTAGCCAGCGGTCCGTCTTTGTGTCAGGAGGACGTCGACTACTGCGTCGAGCGTGGCGCAGTTCTCTTCGGCTGCAATGATCAGTACCGCTTCGGCGTCGATGTTCTCTATGCGCCTGATTATCCCTGGATTCACTATCACCGCGACAAGGTGAAGACGCCTGTGCGATACACGTGCGCGACTGAAGCTGTCACGCGCTATGAAGGCTGGCGATACATCGCAGTTCCAGATAACGGCATGGGTGACGGCATCAGTCTCGATCCGATGC